GCAGTTGCTGGTGCTGTTTCAGGTACTGTTTCATTCAATGGTAGTGCAGACGTAAGCATATCAACAACATTCGTTGATGCTGATGTCACTGCTCTAGCAGGTATGTCTGGCACAGGATACGTTGTAAGGACTGCTGCAAACACATATGCTCAACGCACGTTTGGAGTTACAGCATCCTCTGGTATTACACTTACCAATGCTGATGGTGTTTCAGGTAACACAACTATTAACGTTGCTTCTTCTGCTGCAAACTCTGCAAACAACTTAGTCTTAAGAGACGCATCAGGAAACTTTGCTGCTGGTGTTATTACAGCATCTCTAACTGGAGATGTAACTGGTGATCTAACTGGTACTGCTGACGTAGCAACAACTATTACTCTTGCTGACGAATCGTCTGATACAACTTGCTTCCCATTATTTGCAACTGCTGCAACTGGTAACCTAGGTGCTAAGACTGGTACAAACCTAACATTTAATTCTGCTTCTGGAATACTTACCGCCACTGGATTTGTTGGTCCTATAACTGGTGCTGTAACTGGTAACGCAGACACTGCTACAACTTTAGCAACCGCCAGAACAATTGGTGGAGTTTCATTCAATGGATCTGCTAACATTAATTTACCAGGCGTTAACGCTGCTGGTAGCCAAGATACTTCAGGAAATGCAGCAACAGCAACGAAACTAGCAACCGCTAGAACAATCGGTGGTACATCCTTCGATGGATCTGCTAACATCGCTGTAGGACTTGCTGCAACTGCAACTGCCTTAGCATCAGCGAGGACAATTGGTGGCACATCATTCGATGGCACAGCAAATATTACACCTGCTACTGCTACTCAGGCAGCAAACCTAAGCAACCATAATACTGGTGGACTATCAGAAGGCACAAATCTTTACTATACAGAAGCAAGAGTCCAAGACAAACTCGACAATGCTTATGAGCAATTAAGAGCAATGTTGAATAATCTTGCTACTGCTACAACCCTAACATTAAATCTCTCTGGAGACCCAACACCTGGATCCGTTGTAACTCTCGGATCCATTACCAATAACGGTGTAGGTGGATTCAGTAACGGCACAGGAGTCGCAACTACTGGAGGCACAGGTAGTGGTTTAACAGTTAATACTACCACAAGTGGTGGAGTCATCACTGGAATCGCCCTGAATGCTGCTGGAAGCGGTTATCTAGTCGGAGATACCCTAACGATAGCAAACGCCAATGCAGGGGGTGTTAAGACCTTTAACAACGCAACCTTGACTGCTGGCACAGGATATGCATCTGGAACTAACATCGCTGCTACTGGTGGAGATGGATCCAGTCTTACAGTTGATATCACAGCATCCTCTGGAGGTATCACAGGAGTCACAGTTAACACTGCTGGTACTGGATACGCTGCTGGAAACACAGTTACCATTGCTAACGCTAACGCATCTGGTATTAAGACTACAGGAAACGTTAGTGCTGCTGATGCATCAAGGACTGCTGGCACATACACAATCGGTGCTTCTGATTACTCAACTCAGAATTCTGGTAGTGCTGCAACATTCTCTATCGTGGTCAATGGATCTGGTGCTGCAACAATCACTGTTACTGATGATGGCACAGGATTCGTTGCTAATGAAACAATCACAGTTGCTGACGCACAACTTGGTGGTGGTGGCGGTGCTGCTCTCACCTTTGATGCTACAGCAATTCATGGTAATGGTGCAACGATTGACGTTTCTACCATATTTGTTAATGCTACCTTCGCACTCTCTGACATCACAACGATGGAAGTTGGTGCAACTGTAACAGGAAGCACATCTGGTACAACAGCAGTTATTACTGCTCTTGGCACTAATGCAATTACCGTTGATAATGTAGATGGATTCTTCAAGAAAGGAGAGACCGTCGGTGCTAATGATGTAACTAACTTGACTATCTCCTCATTCGCTTAAAATAAATGTCAGCTACAAGACCAGCTACTAAAGCAGAACTAAAATTATATGCACTTCGCAGATTAGGTTATCCTGCAATTGACATCAATGTATGTGATGAGCAACTGGATGACTTAGTAGAAGAAGCAATCGATTATTATCAAGAGTATCACTACAATGGAAGCTATGATGTTTTCATGAGAGTAGAAGTTACTGAAGCAATTAAGACTGCTGCAACTGACTGGACACAAGAAGGGTCTACTGCATGGTGGGGTCAAGACAATTATATATCGACACCTCCTGGAACCCTAGGTATTAATCAAGTCTTTACAGGTATTGGAGCATCTAGCGTTGTACCTGGAAATATTTTTAATATCAAATATCAGATTTTCTTGAATGATATCTATGCCATGACTCATGGACAGATATTACATTACTTTATGACATCCCAATATCTTGAAACATTAGATTGGGTTACTAACTCTAACGCAAATAGAAGGGTTAGATGGAATGAGCATAACAACAGATTGACACTGGACTTTGATTGGTCAAACCTTCAAGTAGGTGATTACATCATGGTTGATATGAAGATGCGTCAAGACCCCACAACCTTTACAGATGTCTTTAATGACAACTGGTTAAAGGATTATGTTGAGGCATTATTCCAACAGCAATGGGGAAGAAACCTAAGTAAGTATGACGGTATTCAGATGTTGGGTGGTGTAACACTCAATGGTAGGCAGATCTTAGAAGATGCTGCTAAATTCAAGGTTGATCTTGAAACTGAATTAAGAGATCGTTATGAGTTACCACCAATGGATCTAGTAGGCTAATATGGCATACAGTAATTCACCAGCAAAAGCATGTGTGCAATCCGACTATACAAGTGCATGTCGGGTTAACCTTAACGGTTCTCCACAAGAGCAGGGATTTATAGAAAATCTTATAGTTGAGACTATTGAAATTTACGGTCAAAACCTGTATTATCTACCTAGGACATATATTAATCGGGACACTATATTAGATGAAGTTGATAACAGCAGTTTTGGAAATGCTCTCGCCATCCGAGCCTATGTCAATAACGTTGAAGGATGGGAAGGACAAGGCGAATTACTTAGCAAATTCGGAGTACGTGTCGAAGATAAAACGACGTTTATATTCTCCCGTACCAAGTTTAAAGAGAAAGTTGACGACAATGCGGTCCTTAATGTCGAAGGTCGGCCTAATGAAGGAGATCTAATATACTTTCCAACAACAAAGCATTTATTTGAAATACAGTTTGTAGAAGTAGAGAAACCATTCTACCAACTAGGAAAAGGATACGTTTGGGAATGTCAGTGTGAGCTCTTCCAGTATGCTGATGAGCAACTTGATACTGGTATTGCTGAGATCGATGCTATCGAGACTGCCTTTGCTAACGCAATAACGGTGGGTCTCGTAGCAGGTGGATCTGGTGACTTCACTGTTGGTGAGACTGTTACTGGTGGAACATCTAATGTTACTGCTGAGGTTAAGTCTTGGGATTCTGCATCACGCACCCTTATTGTTATCAACAGATCTGGTACTTTCCAAGTGCCTGAAACTGTTACAGGTGGGTCGTCAAGTGCATCTTGGACAACTGCTTCATACAATACCATAAATACTGTTACATCAGAATACGACCAGAACTACGATTTCGAGACTTCAGATAATGATATCATCGATTTCTCTGAGACTAATCCGTTTGGTTCTGTTGGTTCTACTACTGATTTGACGATCTAAAATGTTAGGCACATATTCATATCACGAGATTTTTAGGAAGACTGTCGTTGCCTTTGGTACGATGTTTAATAACATTGAACTAAGACGAGCAAACGAGGTCATGAAGGTGCCTCTGGCATATGGTCCTAAGCAGAAATTCTTGGCAAGGTTAGAGCAGATGCCTGACCCTACCAATAAGAGAGTGCAGATTACTCTTCCTAGAATTTCATTTGAAATGAATGGAATTACATACGACCCTCAAAGGAAGGTATCACCCACTCAAAAGATTAAGATTGCTAGTACAACTAGCAAAAATAAGAATGCATTTATGCCAGTGCCCTACAATGTAGGATTTGAAATGGCAATCATTGCTAAGAATCAGGAAGATGGTTTGCAGATTATTGAGCAAGTATTACCATACTTCCAACCCCATTAT